TTACTATTCCGGGTCACGAGAAAAAAAAAACTCGTATTAGCACGGGTACCTCTCCAGCTCCATAGCCAGTATTACCTATGGAGCAGCCTGCTACAAGCCAGCCTGCTACAAGCAATCAAGCACCGTTTCGCGCGGCATGTATAACGCACTTTGGTGAACCCTGGACCGAACTACCAGAGAAGATCCAATATCTAGCATTTGCAAGAGAGATTTGTCCAGGAACACAGCGAGTTCATTATCAGACCTGGGCTTATGCCAAGGTTGCCATGCGCCTCACTGGATGGAAAAAAGTTTTTCCCAAGGACCACGTCGAGTATATGAGAGGGAGCTTCGAGCAGAACGACAGATACTGCAGCAAGGAAGGAGAGCTAACTACTTTCGGAATCAAGCCAATGCATAATGGCAAGAAGAGGAGCCTAGAAGAATTGTGCTCACAAGTCACAGAGGCAGCTGAGAATGGAACCTATCTCTGTCAAGTTGTTACGGAAGCTGAGAACCAAGCTACATTTGTCCAATACAACTCCGGCATCCAGAAGCTTTTCAATCACGTCGTGACGAACAAGCTACTCAAGGTGGACAAGGACTTTGCACCGGAAGTGATATATATTCACGGAGAGCCCGGCACTGGAAAGAGCAAGTATGTCAGAGATCACGACCCAGGAGTGTTCGACATTCCCGAGGATGACAGTTACAAATGGAAAGACGGATACGCAGGACAAGACGCAGTTGTGTACGAGAACGTTTCTGTCAACAATCTTAAATGCCCTGAGAGACTTCTTAAAGAGATTGATCGATATTTTACTCAAGTTCCAGTCAAGGGAGGATACATCGGATGGAGGCCCAAGCGCATCTACATCACGAGCGTCTATCTCCCCCAACACTTCGCTGAACAAGTCGGCTTCAGTAAGCCCAGCGAGTTCTTACGGCGAATCACCCAAATCATCAATCTAGACGAGCCTGCGCCCTGAAAGAGCAGCGAGCTCAAGGATCGCGATAATGAAAATCTTGTCCAACTTGTATGTACGCGATGTTGTCTGTCTGTAGAGAACCGAACGCGTCATAAGCCATAACCACGAAGTAGAGATCATCATCATTATGAGTACGAGCTCCAGGAGCTGGCCCGAACTTGATTAGCTTCTTGTACGGAATCCAGAGACGATGCACAAAGGTGTACTCGTCGCCTCCAACATTAGCTAGACCAGCTTCATTAGGACGCCAAATACCCTGCTTGACAACCTTGACGAAATCTGTGTTAGGATCGTCGAGCAAGCTGTTGTTGGTGTTGAGATTGAACCAGTTGGCATACGTGATAGCTGACCCTTTTGGAACTTTAAGCACAAGCCAGCGAAAAGTCACGTTGGGTCTGTCAGCTTTCTGTCCAATGAGAATTTTGAGCTTGAATCCACTCCCGTTGATCTGGTCACCAACGCGATTATCATCTGCTGTGCCCTGAGATGGCATGGCCTCAAACCGATTCATGTGATGAACAAGACCAGACGGAGGAACACCGAGAGGAGAATAGAACGAGTTATGGTAGAGCTCGACTTTTCCGACGTTGTAAGTATGCAACTTAGGCTCGGCTTTTTTCATGACAGTTCTCTTGATGAGAGTTCGCAATCGCTTTGTCCTCATGCCAGTAGCCCGACGCTTACGCATAGGTCTCCTAGACTTTCGAGAGCGATAGGAACGTTTCATTGCCATTCAAATTCAAGCAAGAACGAGACTTTATATATGTCCAAGTACTTCGAGTATCGCCGCCGGCCACCGAAGCCCTCCGCATTCCCCCTTAAACCTCCTGCTACGCCCGCGATACCCTAGAGAAAGAGAAGCTCCACCGGCCCCCGGTTGCCGTGGAGCTTCGCCATTTACTAAACTGGGTACCTGACTTGGCATTTACTATTGCGGGTACACCACTTGAATTTACTATTCCGGGTCACGAGAAAAAAAAAACTCGTATTAGCACGGGTACCTCTCCAGCTCCATAGCCAGTATTACCTATGGAGCAGCCTGCTACAAGCC